CTGTCGCGACGTATTTCCTGACAACAACCCAATCAACGTATATTGTCTGCTCCTGCGCTCCAAACCTGACATTAAGGGAACCTGTGGGAACGTTGGTACTTAGTGTGCCTAGGGTTGAATCGTCTGCCGCGTATATCACCGACGTTGACGCATTACGGCAAACATCAAAAACGTGGTATCCGGTGTAACCTGCCCCAACATCTGCCGACGTGTTTGTTCCAGCTGGGTTACGATTAATAATGTTGAAGTGATTGGCCCCCGGCGTATCAGTATAAACGAGTGTGGAGTAATTGGTTACCGTCTCAAATCCACCAAAACCGTATTTTGTGGCATCGGGGATATTAAATTTAGACCGGAACGCGTACCCGGTTCCGAATGTCGTATTTGATTTAAGAGTCCACCCATTTCCTCCGGCGCGAGTTATTGTACATATACCCCCGGAGACAGAGATGCTTCCCGTTCCCCCGGCAAGAGCCTCCGATGTCCATTTGTCTGTATCCAACGTTGTTCCTAAAAAATCGTCAAAGAGGTCGAACGTGTTTGTACCGCTACTGGCGCTTGCGACACCGCCGTTCCCATAATACATGAATAGGATTGTCTGACTCGCCGACGGCACTTTTATCCAAACTGTAGCGGATGTTCGTGCTGTGTAGGTCTCTATCCAGTAAGGACAGTTCGTGCCGCCTTGTTGTGTGAACCGGATATCCCGAAAATCCGACCTCATGCCGGGTTTCCATGTTAAGGATAGCCTATGCTGATAGTTTGCGGTGGTTGTTGGTGAGGTAATTCTTATTCGTGACCGGTATTTCCACGCCAAGTAATCCGGGGGTGTCGGGGATGTCACAGACCCCGCCTCACGAAGCTACCTGAGGTTCTGCGTAGATGTAGAGAGCGGTGATATCCTGCGCCGTGTCAAGGTTTGTTACCTGAATTTTGTAATATTTGTGACCCGGATTCACAGTGAAGGAATGTCGAACGGTAGCTCCTGCGGAAACCGGTATATCATATTCCTGCGTGTCGTTTGTGGTGTAATTCGAACCGTCGGATGATGTGAATACTTTGACCGTTGCACCGAGTGTCGCCGAGGCATGGAATGTCAGTAGAACCTCAATTCCAAGGGCAACCATCGAAGAACCATCTACTGCCGTACATTCTGACACGACCGAGCTTGCATTCTCCGCGACGGTCTTGTTCTCAAGAATTGCTACTACTGTAATTGCTAATGCCATCTTCTTTCCCTCCTATACCGTATCCGTGAGTGTACAGGTTAGTTTGTCATTCACCACGACATTTTTCACCGATGAATACTTGTGCCGCATCATCAGGATGTCGTTCTTGAATACCCCGGACTCATCGACCGCGAAGCTGGCTCCCGTTGTGAACGTCCATTGATGTGTCCACGTAATGACATTTGTAAGTACGGTCGGCGTCACGGGTGCTTCCGCGCCCCCGTAGGTAGTGATCTCACTCGAAAGGCCAGTATCCCCGGCGGCTTCATTCCCCGTACCGATACCAATCGCCATTGTCCAGCCGGTAAGAGCCGTGATGTCCGTGGCGAACTTGGCCTTGCCAACAGTCGGGATGGTGATGAGGATGCCTCCCAACGGGCCGAGCGGGGGCAGAGGGGGCATGTCGTCGTCCAATTGGCGACCGATCCCGGCCTTCATGGCGATCCCCGGGCCGTAATCGCAGTCATAACTCAGTACGTTGCCCCCACCATCTTCGTGGACGGTCTCCAGCCGGGACATGCCCGGAACGGGAAGCGGGGGGCGGTTGTAAAGTAAATCTCTATCAGGTCTCATTATGCGGTCTCCTGGACGAATTTCACGGTATACTCCCACACGTCGAACGCCCGGGCTCCCGGGACTTCCCGCCATGTGAGGCCCGCGATATAACAGTTGGTGTACGTGGTGCCATTGACCACAAGCGACGCCTTGGTGCCGCCGGTGGTCTGCACCTTGGTCTTGCCGCTCATCAGGGTCGTGACGCCGATGTGGCCCTGCAGGGCATAGAGGCCGGAGATATCGGTGAACGTGGCGGTCCGTGCTTTCAGCGTACATTCAAACGAGAGCGCGGCTTTGGCGCTCATGCTTTCCACCTGGTAATCGTGGATGGTGACGGTGGAGAAAGTAGAATCGGCCATCAATATCCCGCCTGCATCAGCGATCTCTCCGGTTTACCGGCAGCCACGCCGGGGACTCTCGTGAGCGTCTTGCCGTCGATGTTCACGATCACATCCCCGTATTTGTCCCCTGTCGGGAGCGTCATCTGTGGCATGGTGAACTTGTCCGGGGTTGCCACATCCTCACCGGCTGCCATTGACTGCGAGATGAACGGCGAGAGTAAGGGCGTGATGTCTGCGGCTGTGGGTCCGGTAATGCCGGGCGATGCTGTCGGGTTGAGCGGGTTGGCGATGAACTGCTGGATCTGCGCTTCTGCCGTTGCAGTATCCACCGTAACGACCATCCCGATCTCCGTGCCGTCATACTGAGCGGTGAGCGCGTCGATAGGTGCGCTGGCCTCTGCTACTATGCCCTGGGCTTTGGCGATCTCGTCCTGCTGGTCTTCAACCGCCCAGTTATGCCTGATGGTGAGCTGGCGGGCAGCGGATACGTCGCGGGGGTTGAGGATCGACATCTCGCGGGCGTAGTCCTTGTTGATATCGTTCAGCCGGGCCTGTGCATCTGCAAGATCGTCCGTGGCAGATGTGAGATCCTCCTGGATGGTTACTTCGTCGGAGGTGAGCCGGACCAGCTCCTCCTCGGCATCAATCACCGCATGGGATGCTTCGGCGAGTTGAAGCTTTGAGGCGGTCCCGCTTGCAGCAAGGTCTGTGTATGCCTCTTTGAGAGCGGGGATCTTGTAGTCCCGGAGAAGGGCGATATCGGCATCTTCCCCGGTAAGCCCGGCAAGGGGATCGGGGGTCTGGGTTGCGAGCGCCTGCTTCTGGTTCCTCATCTGCCCGTTGTAGTAATCCCAGTTTACACCGGACCCGCTCTTGTCCAAGAGCTCTTTATTATCCGCCTCCCAGTCCTCCCGGGCAGCAATCCTCTCGGCCTCTGCCAGATCCCGGGCTGCCCCGAGCGCGATCCGCATCTTGTCGATGTTCAGGGTCTGCGCTGCTGATAGGATATCCGCCCCGTTTGCCGCACGTTTGAACGCATTTTCGAGATCGGCAAGACCTTTTCCGGAAAGGATGGTTGCCCGGGATGCGAGGGCATCGAGCGATATCTTTGCCTCTTCCAGGTCTCGCAGTTCGCTTTCCGTCAGGAATGGGTTGGCCTTGATCTCAGCCGCCTTTTCGATATACGTCTGCATGAGCGGCAGGAGTTCCTTCCAGCTCCGGCCATACAGCGTCATCGCCATTTCATTGCGGCGGGTCTCGTCCTCCATATCCACAAGGGCGTATGCGGTATCCTCGAACAGTTGATCGTAGGATCTCCCGTCAGTGGATATCCCCATCTCGGCAAACGCTTTCCCGGCTTCGCTGGATGTGTCGCCCGCCTTGGCAATCGAGAGGGTGAACTGGTTGATCCCCTGGGTGACACTGCCGAACTGCGTGCCGGACAGGGTGGCGGCATACTGGAGTTGCTGGATCTTCTCGGTGCTCATCCCGGTGGTATACGCGAGATCGTTGATCTCATCCGCCATCGACCCATACTTCTGCACTGCAGCATACGCGGCATAAACTGCGGCGGTAACCCCGGCCATTGCGACGGTAGAGTCGCGGGCGAACTGGAGGATCCCCGCCTGCGACCTGCTGATACCGGCCAAGAACTCGGACGCATCAAGCCCGAGCTTGGCGAAATACTGCATAATCCCGTCGTTAGCCATTGCGTTCGCCCCGTGTGGCTGCCGCCCATGCGCCGATCTTCTTGACCAGTTCGTCCGGGTCTGCTCTCGTCCTGTCCTTCATGATCCTGAAATCCTCCGCCCTATACGGCGATGCTGATGCTGAACGGTTGATATTGGCAAGCAGGGAACACTGGACCCCGTTCAAGATGTCCAGGAACCTCCATTCCTCGTTCCGTGCCTCGATTCTTGCCTGCGCAATTGCGTAAAATTCTGCCGGTGTCATTCTCCCGAACTGCCCGGGGGTGAGCCCGCAGAGCCCGAACGCCAGTTTCTCGTTGGCCTTCTCGTAGGCCGCGGCTAGTTTTTTGGTGCGTCATCCCCGGCAGCCGGTTTCGCGGGTTCGTCTTTCGGTTCCCCGAACCACCCGGACACGATGAGAGCCCGATGGAACGAGCCATAGAGCACCACCATGCCGGCGGGCCCGCTGAACTGCTGGCAGAACGCCTTAACCGTCCGGAACGCCAGTTCCTTGCCCTGTGGTGCCTGCTGGATCGCGTAGGTCAGGGTGCCGGCATCGTTCGCCCGCCGCAACCCTCGCCAGAGGATAAGAGCGGCGTTGTCGTAGGTCCGGCGGGTCGGGTGGAACGCCTCGAACAATGACAGGGACTTCTCGATCTCCCGCACGTCCTTATCCTCAAAACGGAGGGCGAGGGTTTCCCCCTCGATCTCTATGGGGAATGACTCGTCAGGCATTCAGGGAACCCTCATACATACCCGTGAGTAACCTCGATCCAGTACACTTTCGGCACGCAGGCCGTGCAGAACTTGACCACGGGGATCATGAGGACTTCGCCGGCGGTTGTCGGGATGGTGATAGCCGATCCGGTCGTGCCGGCGGTGGCGAGCACGTTATTGACGTAAACCGACTCCCCGGAACCCGTGCCGCTGATGCAGAACGCAACGCCGGTATCTGCCAGATCGGTGGTGATCTGGTATCCGTAAGTGGTTGCCGCGAATGTCGGGGAGAGGGTGAGCGCAGTTGACTCGCCATCGATTACTGCAATACCTTCAACACCGACGGATACCGCGGTTGACACTTCGGTGATGGCGCCAGTTGGCTGAACCTTGAAGCTCAGCGACGCATTGCCGTCTTTGTCGAACTTCGGGATCCCGCACCCGCTGACGTAGCCCGAGAAGGTCCACGCCCGCGTGATGGATTTGCACGGGGCAACGATCTGCCATGTGCTGACGGTGCCGGCATAGAATGCCGCCTGGATGGCGGTCTGTGCGGTGCTGCCGGTGAACCCGAGGTCAATGCTTAGTTCAGAGTTCTCGATGAACCCCGGGCGGCTGGTCTTGACGGCTGACACGTTGTTGTGTGAGCTGGTGTCGATCTTGCTGAGGGTCGCCATCATTTCGGAGACGTTCTGGACTTCTCCGTAAACGCTGGTGCCGCAGACAAGGTTCACCCCTCTTCCTGTGATTACCTGATTCGTCATTTCGTTTCGTTCCTCCTAACTGTTGTAAATGATCAAAAAGTCCCGGTGATACATCCAGTATTTCAGGTCGGGTGTATAGTCCGGGACGGTCCCCTGGTCGTCAATCCTGATCACATACACGCCCGGGGACAGGGTGGTATTATCGACCATGTTCAGACTGTCAGCGATGAGTTCAGAGAGGTTATCCGCCGCCCCGTCACTCGTAGCCCATGCGGTGCACTGGACCCGGCTCTGCCCGATGCCCCGCCGGTTGTGGTATGCGTTCAGCCGTTGGGCGTCTACCCGTGACACGGTGATGGCGGGGAATGTGGGGGATGCCGGGAGAGCACTGCGGTAGATGCGGGTACTCACGACATTGGCAACTGCGGTATCCGCTTTCAGCCGGGTAATGATGGCGAGGACCGGATCGATCATCAGATGCCTCCTGTAAGGTCAGGGCGTAATCCTGATACGGCATTCTCGTATCCGCTGAACTCTTCCACGGCGGCGCTGATGTTGCCCCCCTCGAGGGCTGCCAGCACGATCCCCCGGTACTTCATGAGGTTGTGATCGAATGTCGGGCGCCAGTGCGGGCGGGGATACTGCTGATACTTCCGCCCGAGGGAATCGGTATCCATGAACCCGAACTCCAGCCGGCGCCCGTACGGAACGTCCGTGCCGATAAGGGCAACCTCGCGGATCCCTTCGGTGCTCATCTCCACATGAATGGAACGGCGATAGGTGCCGGTCTTGTAGGGGGCAATGGCTTTCACGTCGTTGGCGTAAGCCTGCCCCGCGAGCCTGACGGCGTTCCGTTCGTTCTTCTGGATTGCCGCTCCTATCCGCTGGATATCAGAGGCCATCCGTGCAAGCCCGGAGAAATCGAACGAGAACCCTGCCATCAGGAGCCTCCGAAGATTTTGGTAACTACCCAGTTCCCGACAAGAGATATCACGAGGGACGCTGCCACGGTATAAGCGACAACCTGCGTGCGGAAATCCTCCAGCGCTGTAACCCGCTTATCGACCTTCTCCCGCCGGTTCCCGCAGTTAATCTGGCATTGCTGGATGCTGGCGGTCAGGGCGTCGATCTTATCGCTCATCCCCTTAACAACGGTCACGGTTTCCCGGAGGGCTGCGAAATCTTCTTTGGTGAAAGATACGGATTCGTCGTCACTCATTCAAACCACCGCCGCGATGTCGCAGGAGATGTGGGAAACGGTCGCCTGTGCCGCCTCGTAGACCTGGTAAACGGTGTTAATCTGGAAAGTCTCCGCAAACCCGGTGTCCGTGCTGGCAATGGTATCATTGACTGATACCGCTGTGCCGGCAGGGAGAAGCACCCGGGGGGATGTCTGGATAACAACAGGCGAGCCCGTGAACCGCTGCACCGGACGGACGAACCGGCAGGATACTGCCGTGCTCACGTCCGTGTAGGTCAGCGCCCCGTAAGCGTCCAGGGCTTCGGCTGTGGTGCCAGCCGATACCGCTGCACCGGGCGAACTGTTGTTGTCGATCAGTACCTCGTTGTTCTGGAATACTCCCGATACGGTGTGCAGGGTGAGCGTTCCTGATGCCTGTGCGCCCGTGGATACAATGATCGCGGTTGCGTGGCTGGTGGCGCCCGTCAGGGTCTTGGTGGCAGTGAACACTGCGGTCCCGCCGTCATACGCCAGCGTGAAATTCTGCGCCTTGTGGTTGATGGTTGCCGAATGGACCAGGAACACGGACGGAAGTACCATTTAATGGCACCTCGTAGTCCGTACCCGTGACACCCGGATGCCCGTGCCATTCACGGCGCTGACATACTGGTCAATCGCACCCATCGCCTTCTGCTCAAGCGCAAGGATCTCGGCTTCGGGTGAGGCACTAAAAGAGATATCCCCGCCAACTGACAGGGAGTTCGGGCGGCTCAATTCGTGAGCCTGCCGGCGCTTGATCTTGGCGATGGTGAGATAGATGCTGGCAGTCTTAAGCTGGGTCGCGGATGCCGGGGCCGTGATACCCTTCTGCGTGAGGATATCGGTGATCTCGGCATCGCTGCGGGCGATCAGGCTGGTGATGTTCGCGGTGGTGAGCGTTCCGCACGCTGTCCCGGATTCCAGCTGGACTTCGTCATACGTGCAAAATGCCATCGGTCTTCCGCCTCAGTAGTTCCGCGTCGTGTTTCATCTGCCCCTCTCCGTCTTGGATTTCCAAAAAGGTGATGTCGTCTGCGGAAAGGTTGGATGAGTCCATCTCTCCCGCATTCTTGTCCCGCTCATACGAACGGGTCAGGTATTTCCCGCAGTTCCTGGTGGTAAGCATGGGGGTCATTCCCCCGGATTATGCTCCACCGTATTCGACACGGGAGATCGCGTTGGCGAGGCCGTACTGACAGGCCACACGCATGGATACCTTGCCGCCCACGAGATCACGGGTTGGGTCGCGGTAGTCCTCAACAAAGATGTCCTGACGCATCCCGATACCACCAACCTTTGCTTTGTTGAAAAGGCACATGCCGATGTACCCGTCAGTGGGTGCACCCCATGTATAGGATGTGGACTTGAACGGGGTGGTTGTAGTCGTCAGATCGACACCGCATTCATACGGTTTGCAGCCGAGGATCATCGGGAGCAGGCCGGTCCGCATCTGTTCCTGTGCGACCGGGTTGTATGCAATCGGGGTGTAGTCCTTGAAGATGTAGGTCTCTACCTGCGGGGCGTAGACCAAGGTGTCGGCGTTGAATGTGTCGGCCTTGATCAGGGCCTTGGCTTCGCGGATGGCGGCGGCACCGCCGAGGACGCCAACAGCGGCGTTGATATCGTACTCGTTCCCGGCGTTGTCGAGAAGAACCTGGAGCATCCACTGATTGAGGGTGTTCTCACAGGCTTCCCCGGCGGCCCGGACTTCCATCTCAATGACGGCAAACTGGGAGTCATCCACCATCTCTTTGGTACAGAGCGGGATCTCCCCGATCTTCTTTGACGTAAATGTCCGCTTGGTGTACTCCTGATTCCTGATAGGGAACTCTGCACCCTCTCCAACGACCGGAGCATACCGCCCGGATTCCCCAATGGGGATATCCATGACGTTGCTGATCATCGGATAGATGTTGACCGCATCACGCATACAGCGGGCGGGCTGTGCACCGTCGATAACGGTCCGGTTGATCTCGGTCTGTACCAGGGTGGTCCCGGTGATGCTCTCCGAGAGGAGTAGTTCACGGGCGGGCTTGATCTTGCCGTCTTCGCCTTCAATCATGTACCGGGTGCCGGTTTCACGCTCGAACGCTGCAAGATCGCGAGTGATGATCAGGTTCTGGAGCCGTTTCTGTTCGGTTGATTCGGGTACAAACGCGGCTTCAAGGGCCCGGATTAAGAGTTGTGTCATGGTTTTCAGTCCCTCCTTAGGTCGCTGCGCAGACCGGCGCGGAGAATTCAACGATGATGTACCCTTTGCCGCCAACGGTTGCAGCACCGGCTGCGATATCCTCCTGAAGCCGCCCGACCGCGTTCTGGAGCCCGACAACGGTGTCGTGTGCCTGGATTGCGGGGTCACGAACAATGCCGCATCCCGCGACGGTTGAGACACCGATGATATCACCAGCGTCTGCGGTTCCGTCGTCTGCGGAGAGCATGATCAGGACTTCACATCCCGCTCCGTAAACCATGAAGTCGTCGCCGGCTGCGGCTGAACAAGATGCCACACCGGCAGGTGCACCCGTACTTGATGTCGCGGGAACCACAGAACGGCTTACGCCAGTTGCGGAGAACGATACGATCTGACCCGAGAGAATTGCGCTCTCGGCTTTATAGGTGGGCGTCTGTCCGAGCCGTCGGGGTTTCGGGTTGAATGCGACCGGGGTTGTTGCTGCCATGTTACTGACCTCCTATTGTGCCCTTTTTCCTGTCAACCGGAACGTAAAACTCCGGCAGGGCTTCGAGTTCGTGTGTTGCGCCTGCTCCGGTGGCAGGGGTGCCGTCCCTCTCCAGCGCGTCGATGCGGGCTGCGAGTGCCTTGATCGTGCCCACGGCTTCTGAGAGTTCCTTCGGGATCTCTGCCGGGGTGGGCTTCTGTGCCTTGACCGCTTCCAGTTCCTTGGTAACGGCCTCAAGTTTGGCTTCCAGTTCTTTGGTGTCCATTTCTGGTTCCTCCGGCGGGATTGCCGGGGTCTCCTTCGGTGCGTCAGATGGCGGCTGCTCGTTCAGTCTGCATAACTTACAAGCGCCCTTGTTCACGAACGCAAAGCCCGAGAACGTGAGGGTATGAGCCTCCATCTGGCGGGTCGCAGGATTCAGCCGTTCATCCCCGCCATGCTCGACACTGACAAAAGAGATCAGGCCGTGCCTGATCATTTCCTGCATATCGCGGGACTTCTGGGTATGCGGGTGGACTCTGACATCCGACACGACAGCCGGGTGGACCTGTCCATCCTTGCCGGTGAACTGTCCATAATGCGGGTTGACCGCTTCGGCTACCTTATCGGTGCTGTCCCGGGGCACACCCCCGAGATGCCGCGACCAGCCGGACGTATCCGACCAGTTCCCTGCATACTCTTCCAGGGCCTTCGCGGGATAGAACAGCGGCGTCCCTACTGCGCTATCCGTCCATTGTCCCTCCGCCAGCATCGGCACGTCCCTGATCAGGAGGCTGCCGTCCGGCTCGGTGACCATCTGCCCTTTCAGGAAGGGCATAGCGAGCGCTCGGATATGTTGAACAGTGCCGGCGCTCTCTCGCTGATCGGAGCCTCCGGTGTTGGGTGGTGTATCCGGCGGTGAAAATTGAACATCCCTTGCGGGCATGTACCTATATGAAACTTGAAGGGTATAGTTTGGTTTATCCTAACTAATTGGCTCTGACGTTCTGGCCCGGTGGCAGTAATCAATCACGCCTTTCCGCGTCCGGGGTGTGCCGTAAAGATAAGAGAGATGGGCGGCTACCTCGCCATGAGAGAGCCGTTGTGATGCAACGAGGATGTAACAGCGTTCAAGGGTGGTGAGGGGTTTCCCGCTGGTCAAGTGGTCCCCCCGTACTGATACGAGTGATCCCGTGCTACCCGGAGAATGAACCGATCAATCTTCCCGATCCGGTTCTCCAGTTCGATGTTGGCGAGCTCCAGCGCCTTCACGCGGTCCTCGATAGTGGGCTCCGGTGCTGCCATCGGGCGCACGGGCTCGGGGATCCCCTCCACCATCGTGATCACCTGTTCTGCGGGCGGTTCCTGCTTCTGTGGTTTCTTCTTAATCGTTGACATGATCGAACCTCGTTCTTAATTCGCCGTCGCATTCCCACGCCAGCAGGCCGGCGGGGGTAACATATACCAGTGCCTGATCGGGGCACCCCGTGAGGCTTTCCGGGATTGGGATAGTGATACACTCTTCCAGCAAGCCGAAATCCCCTAGATACATGCAATTGTTTTTCCGATCAACTACCCCAACGGGTTCATGTTCCGTCATGCGTTCATCTTCTCCGTGTAAATCTCGATCAGTTTCGGCAGGACCGCCCCGTTGCTGAACAGCGGATGCACGTTCTCCCGCCGTTCCTGTGCAAGCGCGAACTGCACGAGACAATCCTCATGCCTGCCCTGCTCTTGGGCGATGATGCCCCGTTTCACGTACGGATCCGGCCATTGCGGGCGGTATGCGATGGCGTCCTCCAGGATGGTGTCAGCGGTCGCCTTGTCGCCCTGCAGGTAATAGCACTCCGCTTTATCGCACATCGCCCGGTGCTTCTCGGCGTCCCATGCGGAGATCGGGAGATACTTGTCGAACCACTGGATCGCCTCGTCATACCTGCCGGCATACATCAG